GAGTGCCTGCTGCAGCGGGAGCTGCTGGTGTTGTTGCTGCAGGAGCTTGAGGGGTTGCTGCAGGAGCAGGTGTTGTTGATGTAGGAGCTGCACCGGGGGCTAAAGATCTTTGTTCCTTGCCAGAAAGAACATAATCAATATAGTGCTCAGTTGCAAGATCAGTATTTTCACCAAAGGCATTTTTTAAATCTGAGTTAGCTTCCAGATATTGTTCTGGATCAAATCCTGGAAGGGTATAATTACGGCCTTCTAACCATCCAAATTGATTAAAGTGCTGTGCTGCTAGGTATGGATTATTGAACCCTGCATTTTTTACGTCAGGATTATAGTGAAGATATGCTCTCCAGTTAAAACTATCGGGAACATTACCAAAACCGTACTGGTCGTCATATACACTCACTTAGATAGCCTCTTTTAACGTTATTGCATGATTATCAGTGTACTGGAATATATCAAGTACTTCTCTATTTATCCATTGTTGTATTTTTGCCATGCGTAATTCACAATAAAATGCTTGTGTTACGTACCAGGCTTCCATCTTAATGCTTCCTTTATTGCTGTTGCAACGCTGGCAAGAGGGAAGCAAGTTGTTTGAATTGCTTGAACCAGATCTAAACCTAGGGACAATATGATCAAGACTTGTCGCTGGTGCCCCACAATAACCACAGCTGTGGTCCCAGGCTTTGTAAATTTCTTCTCGAAAACGGCGCTTAGCAGACTTCGGTGTGATTTCAATTAATAAGGCGAGAGGGTCATGCTCTGTTGCGAACATACTCTATAATTGCCATTACCTAATTTTAAGATGGCCTAGCTTCTGTAAAGAAACGTAAACTTCCGAATTCTTTCTTAAATAGCTTGCAAAGCCTTTAGCTTTGTGTAATGTGGAGATGCACACGGCTTTTTTCTTGCATGGCCGCAACAGCTCAATGGGTGACAGCCAATCAAATGGCTGATGCGCTCAGCATTGACCGTCAAACTCTATTCCGCATGCGGGATGATGGCACCTTCAAACTAGGGCCACACTACGCTGCCTTCAAAGGCAAGACCTATTCCAGAGAAAGCTATCTTTGGAATCAGGGTGCTGTGCAACGTACTATGCGTAAGCGAGAGAAGGAGATGGCTGAGTCGATGGTTTAGAAGCTTTATAGAAAGCTTTACGCATTTTATAGGCAAGTAAAAGTTCAATTACATTACATTGAACTTCTTTGCATGCCATAGCTTCATAGATGAGTAGCCAGGCATCTCTCCAGCAACCCTCAAGATTTGGGGGTTGTTTTTCTTTGAGTTGAAACAAGAAAACCCATTGCGGATGCATGGGTCGTACTGGTTTCTTTTTACTGGAGATATTAATTGTTCCGTTTTCGTTCCAGGTAAAACCTCTTAAGTGTTCAGGTTTTACACCATAGGTTGCAAGCATGCCGTAGAACCAAGCAAGCTTACTGGTCTTGCGACTTTTTAATAAACGGAAAAAATCATCAACTACCCTCTGATCGAGGGGAGGGGAAATAGGGTAGGTCATGGGAAGCGTTCATATTGTTGCCTAGACTTTAACCAACGGGCCAGCCTGGTGCAATACAACTAGCCCTTTAATTCCTAAAGACTGATTAGTCTTCGTTATATTATACTACAAAAAATCTACAAAGAAGGCTTTTCTCCTGATGCTGGAATATATATCTGACCTGTTTTGTCAATCATTCTAAATCCTGACAAGCTAACAATTTGATTTGGAATATTAAACAACTTTTGCAACATTGGGGCCATTACAGGAGATTGACAGTTATATGGTGGAACATCCATGTAACTTAAAGCTTTTTTAGTTGTATTAAATGTTTGGTATTGTTTTTGATTGTTTTCTGATTCTTGTACCAGCTTTTGTTCCCACTCTGCCATTGAGTCCATGCCTACAGGAAAATCAGAAGGTTCAGGTGGAAACATATGCTCTTCAAATTTCATTGAGTAAATATGTTTGCAATAACGCATCTCGTCTAACACCGGAGTCCAGTTGTCACCCAAGTTTGTAAGTACATCTTGCTCTCTTGAGTAATCTGTGTAAACGGGCATGCCTTCTGCTGTGCTGCCAGGGATTGATAAGTCGGTTGTGCTACGGACATAAGTTGCACCAAAATCCCTAAATACACCAGGGTTGTCTCTTGTTGCTAAACGATTAACTTCTGATATTGCAATGTCATCTAATAGTTGATATGCAGCTGAAGGCGCTACAACATTCATTATTCTGTCATTCAATGAATGTGATGTTGTGTTGTTATCAAGTTGACCACTTAACGTAATATCTTCATAGCGTCCAGGCTTGATTGATGTGACGCTTGAATAAGGAAAATATTTTCTGGTTGTGTCATTAATTGATGACATAAAGAAATAATCTCTATGCGTAAAGTCTTGACATGTACAGGCATATCTATTGCCAGTGATTAAAAATCTTCCTATGGCAGGTGGCTTGGTTGCTGGTGTTAAAAATGCTTTGTCATGTGTTACTTCTACAGATCCAGCTTTTTTTAATTTAAGGATTCCCGTATCTTGATCTACGTCAACCAATACAGCCTGGACATAACCATATCTTTTTTGTGTATCAGGATTAATTGTAGTTGCAGTTATTGGAGTGCCGCTGACTGTGATTATCCTGTCCTCCAGGATCTCACCATTCATTGGTTTAAGTGGTGTTGTAATACCAGATACTGTGGCATACAGAGGTGCGGGCAATGGGTTGCTTGAACTCCATGTGCCTTTTAATTGTACGTACCAGAAGTAATTATCTTCTGTAACATTTACAATCGATAGCCTTTCACCCGACGAATCAAATAATTCATCGGTACGCATGTTGCCCTGGTTGCGAACACCAGCCCAGTGCATGCCAAATTCTTTTGCTGTGGTTGGAAATCCTTTGAATGCACCTGAGACAGTGGAGACGGGATTAGTACCAGAGGGGGTTACTGTGCCTGAGGGGTACGGGATATCATATATAAACCTATATTGATATGCATTGTCATAGGAACTAGACGAAGATAGCTCATAGCCACGGCGCCATCTTGTCCAAGCAGACTCTCTGTTTACAGCAGCAATAGAACCACGGACACTGCCTTTAGAAAACTCAGTGGTAATAGGGGTAACATTTTTAACAACAAAGTCTTTCTTACGTTCAAAAGACCCGAAGCTATTTGCTCCCTTAAAGCCCATCTCTAGAAGAAGCCACCTTGTGCATAGACTTGTGCACCGGGAATATAACCAGCTGTATGAGGACCGTCAGGGAATACACCCACGTAGATGCGGTCTCCTCGCTCCAGGTAGATGCCTTTGTTGCGTAAAGGTGCCGTAGGTCCCAAACCATTGGTATTGCCCGCAGAGGCGGTAGGAGTGGCCAACTGGGGCATCACGTCAGAACAATCAACTACACCACTGTTTGCGGGGACTGTTTTGGAGAACAGCAGCCTGTAGTCACCACTGGCTGGAATAGGGACAGTTGTGTTGCGGGTGTGGTAGAACACAAAGGTTACCGCAGGCTGTACTCCGTAACTTGGATTGGCGTAATTAAAACCTGAAGTTGTGCCACCTGAATAAACAAAGGTTGTGTTTGTCCCGACCAGGGTAGTAGCGCCGGTGTAAGTGTAGTACCCAATGCCGCTTGCTGCTGCGCCTGAACCAGTGAAGCTGCCTGTAGTTGTTACATTAACAATCTGACCACTAACAAGGGAGATTGTTGTACCAGAAGTTGTTGTGCTTAGGGTGTAGTCAGCTGCTCTGTAATTATCGTTACGAACAATAGAAATGGAATCAACTACACCACCATTGTTAATGTCATCGCTGAGGGCAGCATCCATATCAACAAGGATGGACGGAGCTTGACCCCCTTGCACAAACAAAGTATTGGTACTGGTGCTACCAACGGTTTGCGTTGTAACCCGCACAGAGTCAAACAGTGGGCGGTCAATAAAAAGCGGTTGCTTATTTGAGGAAGTGGATGACAAGTTTCTTACCGTAATTCTTCGTATTTAAATTCTAACTTATTCAGCTTAGATTTGAGCTGAATAAGGATCCTGAAGCATAGAGGCTAAGAAAGCATTTGCAACAGAAGAGGGTTGCGGTTGAAGTTGTTTTGCTAGCAACTCAAGTCCTAATTGACCTTTCATCTCCTCTACTGCATTCTGTCCAAATAAATTTCCAGCACCTATCAAAGTATCCAATGCTGTTGAGGCCTGGGCAGGAGCAGCGCTTGTGCTAGTACCAGTAGGGGCACCTAAACTTGATTCCCACCATTTTTTGGTTGGTGATCGCTTGCCTTCATTGAAAAATGTATTCTCTGAAAGATTGGGAGACGCACCTAAAGTTTTTAATTGTTGTGGGTTTAGGTATCGTTGCACACCTCCGACCATTGCGGGAATTAAATTGTCACGATGGGACATTAGCTGCCCAATGTCTTTTAAATATGAAGTGCTACGGAAATCAGTTCTACCACCTAATTCTTGTGCTACGCGGCCAAGCTCTTGTCGTCCTTTATCAGAACTGTAATAACCTAAAGCTTTTCCTGGGTTAACTTGACCAAAGCCAGGAGCTTTCATTGCGGCATACTGAGCTGGATTTATCCAACTTGCATTACTGCCATAGTCGGGATTATGGTATCGGTTAATCATGGACGCAACAGTCCCTGGCATTGCACCACGGGTGGGATCCCTTGCTTCTAGAGTTGCAACCTGAAGCATTCTCCTGAATGTATTTTCAGGAACTCCATACATTGTCCCAATGTTAGGTGCCATATTGTTAACTACTCCGGTCGATAGTTAAACATTATTTTCCGCATTTCTTCTTCGGATACTTCAGGTATTGCTGAATAAATAGATTGGTCAGATGTCAAGGGAAGTCCTGCACGTGTTGCACCACCTACTGAAACTACTCCTTCTGCCCAGGGTTCTGAGACAACTCCAGGAACTTTAGTTTGCGTCCCAGGTGTTTGTCCTGCAAGTACTTGTTGAATAACATCATAACCAGATTGACCGGGCTTAACCTTTTCTGCTAGACCACGGTGCTTTTCTGCCCATATACGCATGCCAAGATCTTGGGCAGCAGCTGGATCAGAAGTGCGTAAGTTTTGATACTGCTGCAGCATCGGGTTTTGAGCTGTTTGTTGAGCAACACTCGAAACCTCAGCGGCATACGCACGTTCTGCTGCTGGTGAACCAGGGGCGTTTGATCCCGCCTCCGGTGTAAATGTCATAGTTCCAAAATATTTACCACTACCTGGAGGGGCGTTTTTTCCGTAATCTCCTGTATTGGTACGATAATCAACTGGGCCATAAGGAAAAACATTGCTCCTTAGGCGATCATAAATATAACGTCCTTCGTTGGATACTGCTTTAGTTGCATCTGACCCTAATTTACCTAGTTGACCCAAAAGTTGACGCGCATCACCACCTGGCGTAGGTGCTCCAAGAATTGCAGGAAGAGGTGAAAAGGGGCCTCCAGTAAGAGTTCTTGCTGCATTATAAGCTTGACCTCCAGGAGTAGAAGGCCCTCCAAACTTATTAGCTTGCTTTGCTCCTGCATAATTTGTTTCTGCCATTCCATAAAAATTCCCTAGACCCGTAAATAAACCACCAATTTTTCCTACTGGATTAAAACCAGGCATAATAATTCTCCTTAACGATGATTTAGGTGTAACCAAATACGTGAACCCACTGCAGTATCAGCGGGACCAGGGAGTGCTTGAATAAATTCAGCACCTGAGCGCTCGTAGCGATAACGAGCTTGGAAGGGATCTTTATAGTTTGGCACATAAAGAATCATGGCCAAACGATTGGTTTCGTATAAGTATACTTCGTCCCATACCTTGAGAGCTTCCTTGGCATTGCTTGATCGAATTGTACGATCAACGTCACCAAGAATACTTTCAATTCTTGTAGAAGGAGATGTTGCTACTTCTGTTTTTTTCTCGGCTGTATCACAACGACCAATCTGAATAATGATCTTATCGTAGAAGAAAGAATCAGGAACCGTATTTAGAGATTCTTCCAGGCGAGCATAATCCCCCGCTGGAACAGAAACTGTAAAATATCCCAGATGATATCTTACCCTGCTTTTGTCAAAATCAGATAACTGCACTGATGATTACCACCGTTCTTACATTATAGGTGCAACAAATTTATATCTAAACTTGATAAGGATTTTGTTGCATCACATAACTCATTAAGAAATCACTTGCCAAGTCCCGTTGTGGTGCTATCGCTGAACTCAGCAGGCTGCTATATATATTTTGTGAACTATCCTTGCTTTGTTTTGCTTGACCAAATAAACGACCCATCAAACTCAACGCTGCTCCAGCGCCTGCCAACTGGTCTTGCTGACGTTGCTGTGCGGTAAGCGCGGTCTGCGGTGTTGTAGTACCAGTAGGTAAAACTTGACCTGCTTTTCCTAGTGTATCTAAGTGTCCAAAACCTACCTCATATTTATTATCTGCAGTTTTAAACGTCATTAAATTACCAAAGCCACCGGCATTAGCTACGGGCGTGGCAGTACCATACCCTTGCATATAGATAGGTGTGCCTTTTGCACCAGCAAAGTCCAGGCCCTGGTGGTCAGTACTAGCGCCAGCTGTTGATGCGTTTCGGCGTCCAAAGCCTGATGTAATGGTAAGACCGGCTGCTGGATTCCAGCCTAGCCCTCCCCCTGGAAGCCGACTTACCAGTGGTACTCTCCCTTCACCAATCTGTACACCAGTAAGTGCACTCTTAATTGTTTCAGGATTTATATATTGGCCTGTTGCTAAATCTTTTACGTATTGATGAATATGTGGACCAGTGGCAGTACCAGTGGCCCCTATGTTGCCTACAAAAAACCTACCGCCTGCGCCTGCCATATAAACTATTTTATTACTATTCTAAAATAAAAAACCCTGCCGAAGCAGGGCTTGTATCACACTCGTACCAGGTTGGCAGCAAAGACAGAGTCCCAGTCTACCCTACGAACTTGTTTCAACTGTTCTAAGTTACTAAATCTTTCACCGGAAAGACTCATTTGAATATCTTTAATTTCCCTTGCAGTTTTAAGTCCGATTCCCTTAATGTGATCAGCAATCATTTGGGCGGTTGCTGAGTTTATATTAAGACGAGTTTCGGGTGGAAAGCTACGGGGCTCCTCGGCTGATGCCTTGTCTTTTACTTGTAGAGTCTTAACCGTTTTAGTGGCAGACTCATCGGGTTTAATTTCATTTTTGTAAACGGTAAAAAGGCGACTGTCTTGATCTTCGACCAGGAACCAGTCGCCGTTATCCCATTCACTAATGACCTTGACCCGTGCACCGGTTTTTGTGTGTTGGTAAAGCATGGCTACCAGAACTTCTGGTATTAGTTTAACCTAATCAGCTTACGGTGCGGTTGGGTAGATACGCTTCGATATCTGAGTAATCGGGAGCGTTATCAGGAACGATGTAACAAGCTTCAACTAGGATGTACCCAGTAAGGCCTGCGGCCACATCAGCATCAGAAAGATACACACCACCAGTGGCGGAAGTACCATCTGCACTACCCTTGGCATACACCTTGAAGGTGGTACCAGTGGTGAGTGTCTTATACGCACCGGTAACAGTAGGTGTACCAGAGGTGATAAGAAGGGGAGTGGAGCTAAAGGCTTGGCTAGCACCTGAGAAGAAGATCTTGGTGGAAGCATCACCTGAAACTGTGGAAGCCAGGTAAGCAGCAGCAACAGGTTCGCCGGAAGCAGCTACGGGGCTACCAGCGTTATCGCGGCCAAAAGCAATTACGGTACCAGTGGTAGCATAAACGCCAGAAGCTGAACGACCATCACCCCAGCCAGAGGCAACAGAAATAGCAGACCGGTAGATATAGACGGATTGGGTCGTATCACCACTGATCACCATCCCAGTAATGTCAGGACGGGTGTCGTCTTGACGGTAGGGGGAAGGAATGATCACACTCATGGTTTGACCATAAGTTGTGGCGTTGCCAGAGGCCCAGGTCACGGGCACATAGCCACGTTGTTGGAAGTAGCGCCAGCCGGGAATAGCAAGAACAGCAGTGGGGCCATCCTTGGAAGCGTTAACCGTGGTGCCACCGGTGGTATCAATGTTTTTGTACCAGCCGTTGAGGGCTTCTACCCAGTTACCGGGGTAGATCTTTTTAGTAGACAGGTAGGTCATTTATCTCTCCTTGTTGGTTTACTTAAAATTTACTTAAGAATGCCGTCATCGCTGACGAAGCTGTAGGCGTTGGTAACGAAGTCCTTGTTCAGGATTTCAAAACCAGCGTACAGTTGCCAGATCAAGATGATGAAGCGGCTGAAGTCATCATTGTTATTGATGAGCACTTGAGCGTTAGGACCACCAACACCCACGCCAATGGCTTGGGGACCGAAGAAGAAACCTTGTGCAACTTCTTGGTTGGAGTAAGAAACGCTGTCGGTAAAGCTAGCGGCAACAGTCTTGGTGGGGAAGTTAGTTGATTCGTAGAACTTCACTCCTTCAAACTGAACGCCAGTAGGCATTACAGGTTCACCAGCAAGGAAGTAACCTTGACCAGCTTGAGGGCCTTGGTAGAAGCTGGCGTTGTTAGGCATCATGGGGTTACCCATGTACATGCCTTGACCAGGGTTACCAGAGTAACGAGCAATTTCACGGAAGTCAGCGTCACGACGCAGGTGCATCATGAACGTAGGATCGCAAATACAACGATACAAACCATCAGAGAAGGTGGGAACGTTACGCTTACGCAGATCCTTGACAACGTTCAACAAGTCAGTTGAAACGTGGAATTGCTGAACTTGTGCTGCGTACTCAGCAGTGGTGTAAGCAACTTGACCAGAAGAGTTCTTGTTCTTACCACCAGCGAAGTAGTAACCACCTTGGGTGGTAGAAGCTTCACCATTGGCTTCTGCCTTGGCAAGTTCGTCAATGAACACACGGTCGCGCCACCGGCGATAGTCGTCCAAGAGGGTCAGTGAACCAATGGACTGGTGGAACATATTCAGATTACCTGTATCCAGAAGGAGACGTTGGGCGGTAATCAGAGTTTCCCGTGCAATCTTAAAGGTTGAAGGTTGGGTGGGATCAGACGGGTCAGCGGGGCCAGTGTATTCCTTAAGCACCACAAGGACTTTTTCCTTGGTGATGTTACGGCTGTTGGCGGTACCGATGGTTTGATCGGAAATCCGTTCGCGGCTGTCCTTGGTACCAGGAGTACCCCAGAACTTATAGCGGTCTAGTTGAACGGTTTGACCAGGTTGGCGAGTGAAGTCATGGACCACCACAGGCTCAACAGCCATTTCGCAAATGTATGCGGGGTGGGGCCGATACAGTTCGGCACCAAGAATCTTCGGAAAATCGTTATCAATAAACACTTGGTTTTATCCTCCGGTGTCGTAAAGAAATTTATCGGTGAAAGATTCAGACATGAACATGTCTTATCTTTATGAATTTTAGCAGGTATTAATTTAACTATTGATAATAGCCAGTGATACCTGCTGATCCGGTGGTTTGTTTATAACGTGCACCGGGTGAATTACTAGAGCCATAAGACTCTGGATCAATGGACTGTTGCTGTGGTGTAAATCCAGGAACACCTATGGCACCTGGAATCATGCCAGCGGCTTGACCACCAAGGGCAGCAAGACCAGCCGAAGCAGGAATAGCAAGACCGGCAGCACCTACTTGCAGGGCTCTAGGGGAGACATTGTGCGCGGCGTTGTCAATATTGAGTAAGCCTTGGCGAATGTCTCCCAGGGCTGTTGCCCTTAATCCCTGTTGACGCTCAGCAGGTATTTTTTCAAGTTGTTTTGTAACTTGTTTGCCTATTGGAACAACAGCATGAGATTGCAAAGATCCTGCTACTACTGGTGCATATTTACCTGCAAGAGTAATACCTGCACTTCTGGCACCTTTAAGGCCAGCGGCAGTACCAAGAGCAGCGCCAAGTCCACCCAAAGCGGCAACACCTGGTTGTTGATCTTGGGCAAGCATCCCACCAACCGCAAGACCTGCAGCGGCGGGAATACCATACTTAATTAGTGGACGCATGGTCTCACTCCATTACAAACAGTTTGTTTGCAACAGTGCCAGGTTGGGCTTGGTTCAGGATGCGCCAGGCATTCTGGGGATCACGTGCCATTGCTTCGTTGAAACCACCCCAGAAGTTTTGGGGTTGTTGGGGAGCAGCAGCAGCAGGAGGAGCAGGGAAGTTGCCGTAATCGGGAACTACTTGCTCAGTGCGGTAACCAGGAGTTTCCAATTGAGCCTCGCTTTCATATACGGGATAAGGACCTTCAGGACCGAAGAACTTCAGGGTGTAGTCACTCAGTACATCAGGGTTGGTAAGAATTTCGTTATAGGCGAGATTCTCTTGGTGTTCGTTTACACCAAATTCAGCATAGTTTTGCAGGAGACCTTGGGCTTTTTGGCCCCAGGAAACTGCATTGTCCAACATGCCTTCAAGTTGAAGGGCGTAGTTATTTAGGACGGCTGGTGCCTCTACCCCGAACGCGTCGATTACCTGACGGCTTTCGTTGCTCAGGTTGAGGTAGTCCGCTACTTCCGCCAGTGAGGGACTGGAGGAGGTTTGGGAATAGTTGGCTGAGGATGCCTGGTTGGGATACGAGGTCTGCGTCTCCCAGCTGGGCGTAGGTTGGGCGCTGGGAACCTGACCATAATTGGCCGGGGCGTACGTTGTCGTCGGAGCCGAGGGTTGCGCCTGGAAGGGGGATTGGACTGGTGCGCTCAGCAGTCCCACTACTTTGTTGAACGCCGATTCCCACGGATTGCTCTGGGGCGCCGCTTGTTGGGATTGGGGGGCG